CAGAGCGCGGGCTTGTGCGTCGTTCGCGTGTCAGGGTTGAACGGTCACCTGCGGCCCATGTACATCTCGGCGCCGTTGGCGGACATGATGTGCAGGTACGGGGTGCGCTGGACGCGGGCGATGAGCCAGTCGGCAATGGGCGGGCAAGCAGCTTTGCGACCAGGCGCCAGAAGAGATTGATCATGCGGCCACCTGCTGCTGTTCCTGGCTTAGCGCTGCCTGGACAGCCTCGACGATCCGTCGCAGGAACGTGTATTCATGGTTTTCCTCGACAGCCTTCCCATCGAGCGGGTAATGCCATTCATCGCCGAATAGTTTGGTCAGCAGTTTGCTGTGATGCCAGCATTCGTTTGCCGTCTCGACCCTGCTCAGAACATCGATGTCATGCCAAAGCTCGCGGGCCTCACCTTTGCTCAGTTCGCCCAGCTCCCAATCGTGGCGTCCGGTCTGTTGCCGACGGCGCTGGACGATGCACTTTTTGGCGAGGGTATGGAGCGCGTCACCGCTGAATCGCGTGCTGCTGATCCCGCGATTTAGGCAGTTCAATACGTAGTCCCAGCTGCAGTTGGTGACGAACTCGGAGACGGTGCGCGGCCCCATGCCGCCCCAGTAGGCGCTCCAACTTTTATCCCAGCAGTTGATCGTGATCTTGCCTTGGGCCGTCTGGTAGTTCGGATTTGATCCGGTCGGACAGTCGCGGCGACCGAAGTCCTCGAGGAACACGGTGATCGGGTCAAGTCGCGGGGCGCCTGTGATCACTAACTTCGTGACAGACGAGCGCTCAATCTTCAGCGGCTCGGCCGGTTTGTTTTCTGTGGGCATGGGGCGTCCTCTCTGGTCGCGTCACGACCAAAAGTGATGTCAAGGGGGGAAAGTTGTAGGAAGAAAAAGGGCAGATTTCCGGAGCAGCCCAGAAACTGTCGTGACGGGACAATCTGGCTATAACTCAAGCCGGAGAAGTACCGAATGAAACGACTGACGGAATGGATAAACCTTATTGCTGCAGTGATTCGCCTGATCAACGCGATCAGCCGTACGGGTTGGTTTTGAGCTGGCTGAGAATGCGCTGTCCAATCCAGCGAACGACGGTGACCGCCTTGCTGTTCCCGATCGCCTTATAGCGCGGCCCGTCCGGGCAGTCGCTGGCAGGCTTGCCGCGCCAAGGGATTAGCGTGTAGTCGTCGGGCATGCCCTGGAGGCGCTCGCACTCGCGGGGAATGAGGCGGCGAACCGAGGCTGATTCCGAAACAACGTTGGGGCCCAGGGAGGAGTTCGTGTTGTCGACCTGCTTGCCATAATTGCTGGTCAACGTTTGGGCGACATCGCGACATGCAACAATCGGCTGGCCACGTCCGGTTCCGTCCTCACTGCCGTCGAAGCCATCAGCTTTCAGGGTGTGAGTGACTTCGCCTGTGATGCACACGGCTACCTGGCCGCCGGCGTTGGCGTGCCTGTTCGAGTGGTTCATTGCTCGTAGCGTTGGAGATACCGCCCCGGCATCGGCGTCATGATCTTTGCAGCTGAAGGCGAGCACTGCATTTTCCTGGCCGTTGTTTCGACCGAGCGCGAAGGCCGTCGAGTTGCTGACCCCGGGATCTTGTGTGCCGTGCACCACCAATAGGCCTGACTCCGCATCCTGCTGAGTGGCGCTGCCGGCCGCCTTGCCGTTGGCATTGAGTGTGCCAGCCACAATGAAGGCCTCGGAGTCGCGATGACTACTCTGCGCCTGGGCTCGGAGTGCCGGGGCGGTGATGGGGATGTCGTCGAGCGAATACCCTCCGGACTTACACCCGCCGCCAACGAGTGTCGGCGCGACAAAGAACGTCTCGCTTTCGAAATCTTGCCGGCCACCGTGGTGGGTGAGAGTGCCCGCCCGCTCAACCGAGCCTGTCGCATTGCCTGCGCCGAATGCTGGGATGCCGCCGAACATGCTTACCGCCGGGCCTTCATCGCCCTCACAGTTCACGCAGCCGTACGGTCCGAGCTCTTCGCCGAAGACGCATCCACATCCGCACTGGAGCGCAGGGCCGAAAGGAGTTGTTCCGGTAACGTCTTGCCCCTCGCCTCGGCGCGGCGCAGTATCCCGGCGCACGCCTTCTCGCTCAAAAAGTACCTCGGTGGGATCGAATCCGTCTCGAGCACTTGCGACAACGAACACACGGCGGCGTCGTTGGGCCAGGCTGAAATATTGGGCGTCCAGGACCCGCCACGCGATTGTTCTTTTGGGTCCATACACACAACCAGCGTCCGGCCATTTCTTCCCTGAAGGCTGCAGTTCGCAGTCTTCCCCAGCAAGCGCGCCAAGAAAGCATCCGAAGGCGTTCCCTTTGTCGCTGAGGACGCCGGGGACGTTTTCCCAGACGATGACGCAGGGCGGCTTTCGCTGGTCTGCTCGAACATAGTCAACTGCATCTGCGAGCTCCACGTATCTGATGGTGAGGGCGCCGCGCGGGTCGGTGAGGCCTTCGCGCATCCCGGCTACGCTGAAGGTTTGGCACGGTGTTCCGCCGACGAGGACGTCTGGCGCAGCGATCTTGCCGGCCAGCACCAGGGCGCCGAGCTTGGTCATGTCGCCCAAGTTCGGCGTGTTCGGGTAGTGGTGAGCCAGCACTGCGCAGGGGAAGGCCTCTATCTCAGCGAACCACGTAGAGCACATCCCGAGCGGCTTCCATGCAAGTGTTGCTGCCTCAATGCCGGAGCACACGCTTCCATAAGTGATGGGCATGGTTAAACCTCGCTGGTATATTCCGCCGGTTATTAAATTTGGTGACCCGCATGGAACGCTTGAAAAAATCGATATTTAGCTTCTGGTTCTTATTAGTCTGCATAGTTTTTGTGTGCGCTATTTTTGCTTCCTATTACTACTGGACGATGTTTGGGAGTCAGTTGTCTTCGAATTCTGCAGATTGGTCAGCATTTGGAAGCTATTTTGGTGGTGTGTTTGGTCCACTAATATCGTTCTGCACTCTTCTAGCTGTTCTTAAAACGGTTTACTTGCAGAGAGAACTGCTCGATGCTCAGAAAGATGAATTTCGTGCTATAAATAATCTTCAATCTGAAAGCCTCATGGCCCAGTCGGAGCAGTTGAATCTGGCGAAGGCGGAGTCTCGGCAAACCGAAATTCAGTCTTATCAAACATCCCAGATTAATTTAATTGAGATGTTTATCGAGCATCAACGTCGAATAGCTGAAAGCCTAGAGCAACATATTGCGTCAACAAAGGATGCTCGCATTTCGCATGAACAAAAGATGGCTGCGCTGGAGAATCTTCGAGCGAGGAAAATCAAGGCAAATAACGCTGCAAATAGTCTTCTGATTCTGGCGTTTGAAATTTCCGTAACGCAGTTTTCTGATACGGGCAAAATAAAGATGCTTCTTGCAGAGAGATTGCCGCCCATTTTAAATTTGAAAATGCCCTCATCTGAGGGGTAGGAACTTGAGCTAGCTCCTCTCACCGGCTGGCGTGATTCGTTGAAGTGGGGAGGGTGCTGACGGGCAGCGCGGGAATGTTTGAGTATTTTGGTACTTGGAGCGCGCTGCATTCCTTGGCTAGCATGACTGGTCTGCCCGCATGCTGAGGCTCAGATAGTTGACGACTCTTTGATTTCGGATAATCTGCTGAGCTTAATTTCGACGTCTTGGCGTCCTTGTTGGCAGGATTTATATGTCTAACTGGTTCTCAAATCATCCGGCGACTAGCATCATTGGTCACACAGTTATTATTGCGGCTGGAGTGGGGGCGTTCTGTATTTTTGTTCTGAACGATAATCGAATTAATTTGTATAAGGCACAGGTCGAAACCTCCAAAGCACAGGTGGATAACTCTAAGACTATTGCTGAGCAGTACATCCAGAAAGTTTCGGGTTTAGAGGCTGAAATTGGAACGTTAAAGGCGGAGAATGAAAGGTATTTAGCTTGGCTGACTTTGGATCAAAAGTCTTTTCCCGCTCTTTCTTTGAAGATCAGCAACCTTGAGCGCGAGCTAGAAGCAGCAAGGCTGACTAATAAAGGGGCGGATGGGGGTGAGAATCTGCCAGCCGTCAATTTTTATGAGTTCTCAAAGGGTTTTTCAAAGGGGGAGTCCTTCAAAGATCCGAAAACTAAAGCTGTACTAGGCGTCTCAGATATTTCGGCTAACTATACTGCTTACGGGGCAGTTACATTGCCAGATGGTAAAGTAATTAGCCTCAACGGTGCGAGGCCTGGGGAAGGATGGGACTTCAAGAGTGCTGGTAAGGATTACCGACTAACGCTTGATTCGGTGAACTGGACCAATAATAGTTTGAAAGCCTCGGTTTCGGAGGTGGTGAAGTAGCCGAATTTTTACTACTTCAAAGTAGTCCCTATCTGGTAGATAATCCGCCGACCGGCCTACTGGGAAATGCTTCATGCCTCTGGATTGGGCCTCAGCATGTGACAAAGGCCATTCAAGTGATGCACATGCATTTGAGGCCGCACCAGCGTATCAGCCGAGGCAGCCGATGCGCAGGGCTTCGCGGTTGTAGGCGAGCTCAAGTTTGCGCGACACGTTTTCGGGTATTACGTATGCGTGCCGCGGTGGCGCGAAGAATGGTGCTGAGCCTTTCGGCCCGAGGGCGTGCAGGTGATGAAGGGCCAGGGTCATTGCCTCGCCCTGTTCATCGATCTGATGCCACTTCATCAAGTCGGCCAGCACCTGTCGCGTGCCGGCCATGGCATGCATTCGCAACTCTTCCTCGCCACGAGCCTTTCGTTTCGTCGCAGTCTTTGCCGATCGTTCTTTCTGCGCAGCTGCCATGGCTTACCTCTTCGATACCGCTGGCCGGTATTCCGAGCCAGGTCTGTCGTTTGCGTTGTTGAACGCGGGCTATGCGGCGCATGAGGTACTACCTCGGCGCGCTTTCGGGTAGTCGATGCCGTGGGCCGTAATGATCCGCTCGAAGGCTTTGTTGCCGATGGCCAGCTTCCCGCAGCACTGGCGCCGGGTGATGCCCAATTCCATGAAAGCCCTGATCCGCTCTGCATATTTTGCGTCTCTGGCATCTGCTTGCTCCTTGCTCAGCGCGTCATTCGCGCCTCCACGGCTTGGGCGCTGAAATGTGATGCCGTGCTCTTTGGCGATGTTGTAGATAGCCTTCCTGCTGACGCCGACGACCGCCGCAACTTCCACTTGGGTGTGTGTGCTGCTCAACCCACGAACTTGATCGACCATCCTTTCGCGCGCCTGCTGGCGGGCATTGAATGCATCTGGTAGCGGAGGCGGTGCTTCAACCCGGCGCCGAACAAATGGCTTCGGTGCCGGCGGCATCTGGTTGCTGTAGCTGATCGGCTTGGGCTTGTAATTGTAGGGGGCGGCTTCTTCGATCTTGCCGCCCATAGCCACGAACTGGGCGATTTGTGCCGCCAGCTCGTTTGACTTGGGCCGAAGCTGCTCAACCAGATTGAGATGATTGCTAATCATGCGGCCACCTTCACCAGCCTCACGCCGGCAGCGATGAAGCTTTGCCCCTTGGCGGCAACCATGGCGTCGAGAGCTTCCCAGTTGACCGACAGGACCGAAATCGGCACCTGCCCGACTGCGACGGCATGGACCAGCGCCTCAAGGTCGAAGACTTCGGCCTGAAGGCTCAGTGGCGTCTGCGCTGTTGCAGCAACCGGCTTCGGCGCTGCCTGGGTGACTGGTGCGGGCTTTACCGGCTCCGACGTAACCACCGGTGCAGGCTCGGCGACAGGCTCAACCACCTGTTTTGCCTTGGATTCGTCCTCGATGCGCTTCAGTTCTTCCTTTCGTATCTGCTCGCGCTGGGCTTCGGCTTTCGCTTCCTCGGCTTTCTGGTGCTCGGCGATCCGAACCTTGATCAGTGCGACTAGGTCGTCGTTGGCCTTCATCACCAGTTGCTGAGCATCGACGAACAGGAAGGCATGGTCGACGGCCAGCGTGCGCAGGCTTTCGACGTTCAGGCGAATGCCGTCGGCCATTTGGCTGGCGTCGATCTTCGCCCGGGCCAGTTCGGTGTCCACGGCATCCTGCAGACTGGCGATGGTGCGCTTGTTCTTCATGGCGCCCGCGAAGTCCGCAGTCACGGCCGGCAGCGTCACTTTGCCCAGGGTCTTGTTGATCGCCGCGACGTGATCAGTCAGCGCCTGCTCGGCCTTTTGTTTGATGTTGTTCTTGACCAGCAGCTCTTGAGCCTTCACCAGCTTGTCGACCTTTAGGCGAGTTTCCCGGGCGTGCTTGCTGATGCGATCCAACGAGCAGAACAGCTCGTCGATGGTCTGGGTTTGCGACAGTGCCTGCTTCTTCGCCGCCGTCACGGCGTCTTCAACATCGCCGCACCACTTCACGGCCTTTTTCGCGTCCGCGAAGTCTTGGTCAGTGGTCAGCGTGGTTTTCACCGAGTCGATGACGGCCAGAGCCGACTGCTCGAACACTTTCAAGTTGCTGGCGGTAACCATGCCAGTCAGTTCGATGCGCAACGCTGGCAGTTCGTCCGGGGCCTTGCCGACAACGATCGACGGTGCATCTGCCACTTCGTGGCCGGCGAGATCCGCCTCGAACTGTTTCCAGCCTTCGACCAACTGCGCGGCGCGGCCGGCAACCGGGCGATATTCCATGCTGACGAAGTTCTCGGCGGTGCCGTCGGAGCACACGAAGATCACGCGCTCGGCGCCGCTCACCAGAAGCTGCTGCTCAAGCTGCCAGTAATAGTGCGGGGACAGATCTCCCGACTTCACCTGGGCGACCAGCGATTCGTTCCAGAGCTTGTGCTCGAACAGCGTCTCACCGAGCATCGTCGCTCCGTCCATCGAGGCGAGCAGGTTGCCATCGGTGCCTACGACCGGATACAGCTCTTCGCCGATCATCGATTCCACCAACGGCCGGGCAAGGGCCTCAGTGGCGTGCCCCCTGTCGAAGATGTGCTGCTGCGACGGGGTCACGTCAGGCGAAATGCCGGTCTTCTTTAGGGTCAGTAGGTCGGTGCGGGTCTGGTACTTCGAGGCACCCATCATTGCCGGTGCTTCGGATGCAGTGAAGTGCTGGGCGCGGAGGGCGTGCCACTCGGATGAACCTTGAGCTACGTTATGGATTTTCATGCTTGTACTCCTTCGATTGGTGCGAGCCCGTGAATGACGTCGATCTGCTCTTCGCTCAGCGTGTATTTGCTAGCTATCGTCGCGATGACCTTTTCGGGCGTAGATCTGCCCGCATCAATCGCACCGCGCCATTTCGGAAGGTTCTCGGCGAGCTTTTCATATGGGTATTCAGGAAGCTCGTCAGTGGATGCCGTAGTGCGGGGTGAAACATCGCGAACTACCGGTGCATTTTCTTCCAGCTCATCGGGGCTATACACACCAAGGATCACGTCTGGGCAGTAGAGGCGCGACCATCGCTTTGTAGCGAGGTACGCCAATTGTTGGCGGGGATCATCTGCCCAAAGCGTACTGTTTCGGGTACGTGCTTGAGCCAGCAGCAGCTCAAGAACTCGGGGTTCATCTTCACCGCGGAAGGTTGCCCAGACCTTCACGCCCAGACCTTTCTCGTCTTCCAGCTTCCATCCTGGTACTCGGTACTCGCCCTTGTCGCCGTTCTTGATGGTGAACTGGCCGATTACCTTCTCCCAAGCACCGAACCACTCGTAGCGCAGGCGATCCAGAACCGGTGCGCAGGTGGTGATAACTGCGTTTACCAGTTGAGCCTCGTAGCCCAGCACGCCGTTGACCAGGTGCGTTTTTTGCGCCACGGCGAAAGGGTTCATCTTCCACTGCATCGATTGCATGACGACCGCCAGGCAATCCGCCGGATTGCCGTTGAAGTGCCTTGGCAGAGTGGCGCGGCCGGTGGCCATGACTTCGGCCAGACGCATCATCTTGTCCAGGCTGTCGCCGTCCAGTACCAGTGCGCTGGTGCTGGTTGCTGCGGGCGGAAGGACGTGGAGGTTTCGGTCGTGCGCCACCGGCGCCACGCTTTGAGCGGACATGAGTGTCTCCCGCGCCTTCCTTGCGGGGCGCTGTGCTGATCAAAAGGGGGGATGTGAGATACTCCTTGAATTACTCAATTTGAGAGATCAAGGAATGGCAAAGACAAAGATCGTTCGAGCACCAACCCCACAGAACGGTGTTTACGGTGGAACCATAAAAAATACCGGCTTGGATCAGCGCGCAACTCTCGAAGAAATAATGGTGAATCTTGCGACTGCCTTAGGCATTAAAGAAATTTACAAAGCAGATACTGCTCGCGGAAGCACAATTTACGAGCCGCAAGGAAAGAGCTTTTTTTATTCTTATCAAAGCGCCTCAAATACCATCCTTGAACTATCTCGTGATGTTGCAAAGCGAGCAGCAGATGCGAAAAAGCAGGCTGCAGCCTTAAGAAAAGCAGAGAAGCCCGCGTAGCGAGCGACGGCTAGCTGCTTACGCTGCATCTGCCTTCCGCTGCTCTTCCAAGTCTGCGGCGTTGTTTGCGTCAAGCTCTTCAGCGCGAGCTCTGCCATATTCGTTAGCGTGTGGCCGTATAAGCGACTCAGCGACGTCATGAAGGGCTGTTGGGCTACGCTCGCTCTTTGGTTTGCCCAGCGCCTCAATGGCCAAGTCATAAGCCCGTCCGTGCATTCGACGCCCGTCGGCGATGACTTCGCAAATCATTCGTTCAATCGGATACTCGCGATTGTCTGTGAGCAGCGGTGCGATGTGCTCCTGCGCGTCCAAGTGCTCAGCCAACGCCTCCCACAGTGACTGAGGAGTGATCAGCGCTACCGATTTGCCGTGCGCTCTCGGCGCCGTGACGTTTTGGCCGCAGATCAGCGTGTTGATTGCATCGTGGAGCCAATCCGGCCCTTCTGGAGTATCGAGAAAGTCGGTCATGGCCGAGTCTCCAATTCAAGTCGGCGCGCCAATTCGCAGGCTTCGTTGTGATCGCGGCGGAACCCCAACACCTTGTCGGTTTGGCTATCCACCACATGGAAGAACTCACGACCTGCAGGCTTGACCAACACCCGGTAGGTGGTAACCGGCATGTGCCGATTGATCAGCCGGTAGAACTCGGTCGTGGCGAGAGCAGAGCGCTGATGCAGAACATCGAGGATTTCGCGGCGGGTTTGGATGCTTGGGTGCATGGTCGCCTCCAGAGTGGCGGGGGTTGATCCAACAAAACTCGGCTGCACTCATCCATTCCGCTGGTTGCCGTTGGGCGCGGAGGGGAGTGCATGCGGGTGGTGTCGGGGGAGAGTTGCCGAGGCCCGCTACTGGCGACGGCCTGGGTGTGCAGCATCAGCAATGTGCGATGTCGTTCGGTTGGGCCTACCGGTCCCCGGTTGATGCGCGGTCACATCCTCGGCCCTGCTTTCCGCTGCCTGCCAGGGTGTTGGGCGCAGCCTTCAGGCTTACTGCGCCACGCGGGTGGGTCGTTGATCTACTTCATGGTGGTCATCCTCAAAGGCGCGCCGTTGGCATCTTGGCGGGCGCTCGCCGTTCTCTGGTATTGCCTGCAGGGGGCCGCGTTGCGCGGTGCAGAATCGTCCGCATCGGGGTGTGATCTGGTCAGAGGTGCGGTCTCTTCAACAGCTCGCCGTTCACGTCGCAACGAGACAAATACCGAACGCTTAGGTCGGCATGATCGCTGGCTTCATCCTCGGTCTGCTGTGACAGCTGCAAACCAGATCACACTCCGATGCGGCCTGGTGCTGGGGAGTGCCAGGTGACCGGGCAGTTATCGTCAGGCTGACGTGGCTGAGTGTTCTCAGTCGTGGGTTATAGACAGGTCGCTGATAACGCAGACCGATCCGTCGTCCGGGTCGGTCGTGTCGGAGTAGTCGATCTGGTTGTAGACACCGCCGTGAAAAGCGAGAGTTTTTGTGTCCCAACTGTTGTCGAGACGCATGATTGCGGATGTTGATTTAACACCGTTGCAACTTGCCGATACGGAAACTGCGCCGCTTGAGTTGGCGTGAATGTTGATCTTGAAGAGCGCGCCGAGCGGCACGTTTTCCAGTACCGTCGTGTTGACCGGATCATCTTGGAGGTAGCTCGACCGGAACCCCATGGTGATCTTGCCCTTGTTCCAAAACACCTTGACTGGAGGTCGCTCTGAATCCTTCACATGGATTTGGGCGATGACAACCTTCTGTAGTGAGTTGACCTTCAATAGGCGCATTTCTTGACGGTTCCAGTGGTCCGCAGCGCTGGAGAAGAGCCAATAACCTGGCTCCTTCCACTCGCAGCGGGTGCGCTTCGTGCTCTTGCTGGAAGCACCAAGTGTGGGCGCTGTCATCTGCAGCGAGCCGTCGGGAAGCATTGAGACGATGTCAGGGCATTCAAGCAGTGCCCGCCAGCCGATCAATTCAAGCGCAATCGGGTTGGTCTCGGAAATTGGAAGGGGAGTAGCGATGGTGAAGTTGCTGATGTCTACAGTCATGGTCTTTACCTCATCCCATTAATGTCGCTTGGTTGATTTCCCGTCTGGCCCTGTCGCCAAGGCCAGCCAGTGAAATCTGTTGTCCGCTCCATGCTCGGCGCCTCGGTTTCCCCACCTGGCCGGCGTCACACATTTCGTGTTCGGTGTTCTTCGCCGGTTGGCTTGCATGGTTTGGCGTTCTCCCTTGTAGGGAGCCCGGCCAGTTCCAGAGCTGGCATGGAGATCGAAATTTGTGTTTCGCGCTGTACCCGTTGCCGGGGATCGATCCGCGAAGATTCCTGACTGTTAAAGAGCGGTCAGGCCCTTTGAGGCCCTTCGCAGTGGCTGTGTGTCGCTGCGATGGGTTTAATTTAGAAAGCTTAACAAAAATGATCAAGGGTTATTTTTAGAAAACTTAACAAATGTTTAGAGGTGGGAGTTTCTAGAGGCGGGAAAGCCCGTGGATTAACGGGCTTTGAGGGGCGGGGAAATCAATCGTCTTTCGGTACAACCCAGAACACCTGCACGCCGCCATCGTCCTGATGCGCAACGGTTACGTTGTCGATTTCACCAATGTCTTCAAGAACCTGCTTCCAATCTACATCGTCTTCTTCCGGCAGCTTGTAGAGTAGGGCTGTCTTCGTCCTCTGCGCACCTGGTGAATTGATTATTCGCTGAAGTCGAACGCCGATTTGCTCGTATGGAGATGGTGCGGCTGGGGTAGCGGTCTTCGCTCTGGCCATAGTTGTTGCTTCCTTTTTAGCTGTATGAATATACAGTATGTTCCGGTCAAGATAAGAGCAAGAGGAAATCGATGTTTGCGAGATGACATGTCAATTTTTCGTGCATGTCCACAGAATTGCAGGCACAAAAAAGCCCGCGTCATGGCGGGCCTTTTCGTCAGCTGCTTATTGCTACTCTCGTTCCAGGGACTTCTCAAGATCCGTAATCTGTGATGGCAGAACGTAAAGGTAGGAGATTAGATAGTCGAGTAGTTCAACCATCTGCTTGGCTTGAGCTTCGCTTGGCTCATGCTCTGCATCGAAATGCGCTCCGAGGTTGCCGCCGGCTCGTATTGCATGTGAAAGAGATTCAAGTGGCGCGGCTAAATCTACGTTGTTTTTCACCTCGTCGATCAGCTGAAAAAGCGACTTGTTCCTTTTGCTCTCATCCACGCGGTACTTAAAAATGCCCTCTAGCGTCCGCCTTGCGCCGACCGCAGTGGCCGGAAAATTTTGGGAGTTAAGCGAGTCTATCGTGGAGAAGAGCGCCTTCTGAAGAGGCTCAGGGACTTCACTAGGCAGTTTCGGATGGGAGTATCCAAACTCTGAGGCTGGATACATAAAAACATCGTACTCCCTGTCTCTAGGGTTCCCATCGGCATCAGTCGTTGATTTGATGGTCCAGAAATGTACCGCTCGACCGCAACCCGGACAAATCCCAGTGGAAGCAACGGAGTTGCGGTTCCCGTCGGCAACGTGACTGCCGAGGGCAAAAATCACTTTTTCTGCACAAAATGGGCATTGAGCACTAATGGATGTCGCTACTCTGAGGCTGCTAGCCGTCCCCCAGGACTTAATTTTTTGTTGGTCGATAAGCTTCAATGTTTAGATCCTTTGTTCATTGTTTTTATCGCGTTGGTGTGATCGAGCTGACAGCTACGGTTAAAGCCCGGTGACTTTCACGTCGATCACTCGGCCGATGAACTCCCAGTCGTCCTTCACCTGAATAGTCTCGAATGCCGGATTGAGCGGCGCCAAATATTCTTTTCCAGCGTCGTAGACGTATTGCTTGAACGTCCTTTCGCCGTCTCGATGCTCGGCGATATAGTACTTCCCACTAATCAGGTCGAAGCCTTCAGGCTGAACGAGCACATATGTGCCTGGCATGAAGCTTGGGCTCGAATCCGACATCATCGATTTGCCCTTCACCTCCAGCCAATAGCCGTGCTCACCAGCATTCTGGTCAGACTCGAACCATTTGTCCGCGCCAGATATGTAGTCCTGTGGCGCCTCAGCTCGCTTGCCAGCCGCCACCCAACTAATCACCGGATAGCTAACCGCCTTCTTGAATGGGCGGAATGTCGGCGAGATGTTTTCTCCGTCACTTGGAGGTTCGCCCGTTCCTGTCTCTAGCCAGGTGGGCGAGCACTGCAGCAGCTCCGCCAACAACAGCAGATTTTTCCCTTTCGCACCGTTCGTTCCATTCATCCAGAACGTCACGGTGGCTCGAGACACCTTTACGCGCTCGCTTACATCAGTCGCGCGGAGCCCTAGGGCATCCATCCGCTGCTTCATTCGGTCTTTGAATTCCATATTTAGGATTCTAAACAGAGTCATGTTTAGATAACTTGCCTTGTCTCGTTAATTTTTCTAAACTCTACCGAGAATAGGAGAACCCCACATGACTTATGACCAAGCCCTGAAGTTTTTCGGCTCAGGCCGATCCATCGGAGACGCCCTGGGAGTTAGCGGAAGTCGCGTTTCGCAATGCCGCGCTGCCGGGGGCTTCTCCTACCAGTTGCAGTGTGTCCTGGAGAAAGAGTCGGCCGGGAAGCTCACCGCATGCCGCTCTGACGATCCAGCGCACGAACAAAAGAAATCAGCCGCTTAACAAAATTCATTAGCCGCAAGGAGCAGTACATGTACGACGAGCCGCGCCACCTAAAAGACCGGGAGATCAAGTCCCGTTATGACGATGAGACCTACGAGGCGCTCAAGGCTGTGGCGAAGCTGCACAAGCTTCAGCTCGCGGTCTTTGTGCGCATGTGCGTTGAAGAAAAACTGGAAAGCATCGTTGAGATGGATGTTAACGACAAACGCCACATGGCCTGAAGTCCCTGAAGGAGGCCAACGTGCCCGAAAACACGATCTGCCATGGGATCGATGGACGCCTCTACGAAAAGCTTGAGCGATTAGCCAAGGCAAAGGGTATGACGCCTAGCGAGTACGCCGCAAAGCTTGGAGCAGAACGTTTTTTCGAGAAGACCAGGCCAAGAGGTGCCGGGAAGATCCGGAACCTGCCAACTACCCGTCGCCACCATCCGCCGGACTTTAAAGGGCCTGAAAAAGGACGAACCGATGACGGCCCTGAATAGCAAACCCCAAACAGCGGGCGAAAAAAAACCACCAGGCCCGGTGGTTTCTTCAACTGCGTACAGCAAAAGCATCTGTGAGGCCGATTATGCATACCTCTAATACCGATGTACAGGCCCTCAAAAAGCCCGCGACACATTTCATTCAGCAGCAAAACGTGGCGCGTACCACGATGTCTTCTCGCGAGATCGCCAGCGTCACCGGCAAGCGTCACGACAACGTGAAGCGCACCATTGAAGATCTGGCTGCAAGCGGGTTGGTCCAGCCTCAATCTGAGGATGAATGGTCCAGAGATAAATTGGATCGACCTCGCGCCACACGCATCTACAACGTGTGCGAGCGAGACAGCTACGTCATCGTGGCTCAACTCTCTCCGGAGTTCACCTCCAAGCTGGTAGATCGCTGGCAGTCGCTTGAGCGCGTTGTCGCTGGTATGGCGCCGCAACCAACCAACAATTCCAAGATCGTCGGCGAACTGGCCATCCTGGAATGCTTCGACCGTCTGCTCAAGCCAGCGCCGTCCAGCAAGATGATGATGCTGGCCCAGATCGCCGCAAACAACGGGCTCGACGCCAAGTTCCTGCCCGGCTATGCCGTAGACGCCGCCCCTGATGCGGCTGGCGGGTCTTCCATGCTGACCAAGGCCGTTACCGCCCTGATCAAGGACAACGGCATCAGCAGCACTGCGCCCGGCTTCAACCGCGCCCTGGCTGCCCATGGTTTCCTCAAGACCATGCAGCGCAGGAACTCCAAGCAGGAAATGGTCGACTTCTGGTCCGTCACCGATAAGGGCCTCAAGTACGGCAAGAACCTCACCAGCCCGCAATGCCCCCGCGAGACGCAGCCTCACTGGTACGTCGATCGCTTCCTCGAACTGGCCGACTTGATCGGCAAAGGCAGCAAGTAATGGCCGGAGACTGGATAAAAATGCGCATCGAACTGCAAACTCATCCGAAAGTGTTCCGCATGGTGTCCGCATTGAAAGCGGACAGGCTGCGGATCATCGGTGGACTGCACATCGCCTGGAGCATCTTCGACACTCATTGTGATGATGGTGTGCTGGTGGGTTACACCACTGATGCGATGGATGCCGTGATCGGCTGGCCGGGCTTCACCCAAGCGATGATTGACGTGGAGTGGGCGGCCTTGAACGACTCTGGAAGCCTTGTAATGCCTCGCTTTGATGAGCATAACGGCAAGAGTGCTAAGCGTCGCGCCAACGACAATGAGCGGAAGCGTAACGACCGTAATACCAAGGACGTCCGCAATTTGTCCGCTAGTGATGCGGACAAAAAGCGGACCAGAGAAGAGAAGAGAAGAGAAGATAAAGATCAAAAGCCTTATGGCGATGATGCAGTCGACTCGGCTGAACTGTTCGCCCGGTTCTGGTCGCTGTATCCCCGCAAGGTTGGCAAGGAGGCTGCACGCAAGGCGTGGGACAAGCTCACCCTGACCGCCGAGCTGTTCGAGGTGATGGTTCAGGCGCTGGGCGCGCAGAGCGTCAGCACGGAATGGACCAAGGACAACGGCCAGTTCATCCCGCACCCGTCGACATGGCTCAACGGCAAGCGCTGGGAAGACGAAGTGCCCGAGCCGGCGCCTGCTGCAAACAATGTCCACCCGTTCCCGCCGCGTCGTCAGGCCAACGGTCCAGACTTCGATAGTCGAACCTGGGCTGAGAATCTGGATGGTGGCCTGTGAACAAGCAGAAGCCGCCGAGAAGCGCGGCTCAGCTTATGAACACCGCTGGTGCGACCACCGACCTGCGCGCAGCTGTTGGCAATTACCAGCCGCCTGCGTTGCCAGTCATGCCGAAGACACTGCCGCCCGGGACGATCGATGTCGTCAACGCCTTGTTCAAGGAACTGCAGGCCATCTTCCCGGCGTGGAAACAGGCATGGCCGACCGATGACGCGCTGGATTCCGCCAAGCGCAGCTGGATCAAGGCATTCATCGTCGAGGGGATAACTCAGCTGGAACAGATCCGATTCGGCGTTGAGCGTTGCCGTTCGCTGGGTACGGACTTCATGCCTAGCGTGGGTAGGTTCATCAGCTTGTGCCAGCCAACGCCGGAAATGTTGGGCATCCCGTCGCACGACAAAGCGTTTCGCGAGGCACTGGATAACTCCCACCCGAGCAGGTTCGGCGGCCGCACATGGTCCCACCCAGCCGTGCGTCACGCTGCGCTGCAATGCGAGATGCACAACCTTGGCGACCTGGTGCCTGAGAAGGCCAGCGAGGTATTCGACCGGGCCTATGAAATCACCATACGCCGTCTGGTCGCAGGCCTACCGCTGGAAGACATCGCCATCGGCATCGGCCACGACGACCAGAAGACCGAACGGGAGTTGGCCGAGGAATTTGCCAATCAGCGTCAAGCACGGCTGCTGGATGTTCAGGGCATTCCATCCAACGGCGGCGCCGCGCGAGCGCAGCTTCTGGCCAAGTTCGGCAGGAAGAGCAAGGAGCAACGGGCATGACCGACAAGATCAGCGTCAACAGTCAAGCCAAGCTGTCCGAGGCCATCACCAGCCTGACCACCATGTACCGAGACAAGAAGTTCGTCGTCGTATCGCTGCGCCCGGGCAAGGACCGCACGCTCGACCAGAACGCCCTGTGGTTCTCCCTGTACCAGCGCATCGCGGCGATGACGCAGGTCGGTGACGTGGAGGATGCCCGCCGGTACTGCAAGCTGCACTTCGGCGTCCAGATCCTGGTGAACGAGGACGACGATTTCCGCAACGGCTGGTACCGGACCATGCGCCACCTGTCCTATGCGGAGAAGCTGGACCTTATGGGTAGCTGCCCGCTGTTCGGTCCTGACGGATTCCCGGTAACTCGGTTGTTCAGTCGCGCCCAGGGCATCGCCTACACCGACCGCATCGTGTCCGACTTCACGGAACGTGGCGTGGTGTTCACGGATCTGCTGGGCGAGGTGGCTGCATGAGTCTCGCCGCCAAACAGCCTCGACCGAAGAAGTGCAGTGTTATGTCGTGCCGGGCCGTATTCATCCCAAAGCAGAGCTTTCAGAGCTGGTGCTCGCCGGATTGCGCTGTTGTGATCGCCAGAAGCAGGCAGGAGAAAAAGCGCAAGGCATTGGCTCAGATCGAGCGCCGGGAGATCAAGGTCCGCAAGGAGAAGCTCAAGAGTCGGGCTGACCACCTCAAGGACACGCAGATCGCCTTTAACGCCTGGGTGCGTGAGCGTGACGCCGATCTGCCTTGCATCAGTTGCGGCCGGCACCACCAGGGCAAGTACGACGCGGGGCATTACCGCACAGTCGGGAGTAACCCCGCGCTGCGCTTCGAGCCGCTCAACTGCCACCGGCAGTGCTCGCCGTGCAATACCAAGTTGTCAGGGAACGTCGTGAATTACCGCATTGAGCTGGTGAAGCGGATCGGCGCCGAAAAAGTGGAATGGCTCGAAGGCCCTCATGAGCCCAAGAAGTACACCGTCGAAGAGCTGAAGGCGATGACCGCCGATTACCGGGCAAAGACAAGACAGCTGAAGGGGAGAGCAGCATGACCTATCGCAACGTGGTATCCGCAGTAGTTCGGGCGCTGGCCGCCGAAACCATCAATTCTGCCGGTGGGTGCGACTTTGAGCCCAAGGTGCAGTGCGCCAAGCAGAAAGGGGAGATCGTGGGCAAGGAGGCCGCTTTCCTCACAGACTGCTGGGTCTTCGGCCGCCTGCACAAGTCGCTGTCGGCTGCACACTGGAGAGCTCTGGTTGCGAAGTACTCCACGCATGACGAACGCAAGCATGGCGCCATCCTGGAGCTGCTGAACTCGGTCAAGTCGCCAGCACCGAAGCGGTTCCGGGAGTGCGCGATTCTGACCTGGGCAATCCCTCAGGTTGCGGGCACCGACGGCAAACGATCTGCGGCAGTGCTTCCGGCAGCGTGGTACGACATCACGAACTGGGACAACGACGGCAAGCCGGAATCAACTCGGTACCGGTGGCGCTCATCGATCCGCAAGAGCCTGGATGACTTGGTCAACGAAGCATTGACTGCGGCGCAAGAGATCATGGATGCAGAAGGATTAATCGTAAGTTGTGCGGCTTAGCGAATAGTTATTGCAAGTAGTGAGAGAATGAGAGAATATTTATCCATCCTGTCGATCTTGCGCGTTAGGGATTGACACATAGAAGCCCGGCCATCCGCTGGGCTTTTTTGTGGAAAACTTCTGTTTGTGATGGTGGCTAATTGATATATTCCCGCCCTAATTTTAGGAGGGACTCATGAAAAAAGCCGCCATCGCACTTCTTTTTGCTGCTGTTGCCACCTCGGGCTGCACTATTCGTGTTGCTGACATGACGGTCGCGAGCACCAAGAACTACAACATCAATGCCTCAAAATTTGTAAAGGGTAAGCGCGTCACGGGAGAGGATAACTACCCGGTAATTATCTTCCCGACTGGCATCCCAAACATGAAGACAGCAATGGATAACGCTATCCAGCAGGACAGTTGTGCGGTGGGCCTGACGGATGTTGTCATGAGTCAGCTGAACCATTCCTTCTTGTTCGGGATGATCGGCTTTCGCGTCGAAGGCGACTTGGTCATCGATACGACGCGTCCAGGGTGCGAAGTCCGCGCTTAAGACGTCAAGAAAAACCAAAGCCTCGGCATTTGCCGGGGCTTTTTCGTATCTGGTTCCCTCGCGGCTCGCTTGAACTTGGCCACCACCTGGCGGCCTTTTTTATTCAGGCTGCCTCGACAGACACCACCAGGCGTTTGCCCATGGCGGCCAAAGCCTTCTCGATGGCCTCCATCTTCGAGGTGTGCAGGAAGTCGACCAGACGATCACCCTGTGTCTGGGACAGATCCAGAAGACGACACAGATCGGCCTTGCGCATACCGCGCGCCATCATCTCGTTCCACAGAACGATCTTGGCCACGGTCACCGCAGGTAGCCGAACAACATGCTGACCTGGCTCTGGTTCGGACGCTGGCGGAATGACGCGGCGCTCATCGACGTAGATGGAAAGGGCGGTTTCGATACCGTCCACGGATTCACGCAGCGCATCGGCGACATCGTCCCCGGCACTGTTGAACTCTGGTAGATCCGGCGCAGTCACCGCAACCCCAGGGTTTTCGTCCTCGTGAATAATCACGGGATAATCGTACATGGTGCAGCCCTCTCTTCTGTCGAGATGATCTAAGCGAGTGAGCTGGGGCTCATTCAAGCCCCAGCTGTTTGATGATTCCTTTGCGGGTTGGCTCTTTCATTTCCTTAGCGCCGTGGTCCGCAAAGACCGTTTGTTTGCCGTTGTAGTAGACCTTGAAGTGGCTTGTTCCTTTGCCAGCTACGAAGATCACCCCTCGGGCCTTCAACCATCGTCTGAACTCGCTGTATTTCATCACCCCGCCTCGTTGTTTGGATGAGTCCATTTTACCACGTTTTTGTGGTAAAACAACAAATTTGTGGTGTTATTGTTTATTGCCCTTTTGAGCTTGTTTCCTGCTCGCGCTAAGAGGGCCTCATTCAGGCCTCTGCATTCGCGGGGGCCTTTTCGTATCTGGCACCCATGCCCCCGTCTTTGCTCCGAGCGGATGAGGAAGGCGTGGATTGCCGGACCAACTATCGCTCCCCACAAGGGAGGAATCCGGATGCCAAACATGCCCGACAAACCAGACACCTGGCTCATCGTCATGGCCTGGCTCAGCCAGCATGCCCCGATGTTCTATGCCGCGGCGCTGTCGTGTTGGATCGCCTTCTTGCGCGTGATCTACGGGGGAGGGGGGCGGCGACAGGCCCTGCTCGAATCCTGCCTGTGTGGCGCGATCACGGCCGGGGCATTCCCGCTGCTCGAGTACTTCAACCTACCGTCGAGTCTGGCGGCAGCGCTGGGCGCCATCATCGGCACTCTCGGCGTGAAGAAGGTTGCCGCCCTGGCTGACCGATTTACCGACTTCAAATTGCCCAAGCGGCAGGAGTGACCCATGCAACTGATCGACAACTGGAAACAAGCGCTGAGCATGAACAGCGTTCAGGCGGGTGGCGCCATTGCCGCCCTGGGTATCGCTGAACAGCTGATGCCGCAACTGCAAGCCGTGTTGCCACCGATAACCTACGGCGTACTGGGCCTTCTGGTGATGGTTGCCCGGGTGATCCTTCAGCCGAAGCTGAACAAATGAGCAGCGTCACTCGGCTACATCACGCATTGCCACTGAGCCCAGCCATCAACAAGGCCATCACTGACCTGGATAGTGTCATCGCCAAAGCGATCAATGCCGCAAAGGCTGCCGGTATGCCTCAGGGCCTGGTCGTATCTCTCTTGCACGGGCACGCCCAAGTACAGACCAACATCATGGTGAGCTGAACTGTTCAATGCTCTGGATTGATCTGTCAGTACCAGCTACTTTGAGATTTCACGCAAGGAGTTCTGACATGGCAGATAAATATGTTGGAAAAGTAGTTGGGGTTGGCACGGATAACTTGCACTACGTGATTAACATCTATCAGGACGAGACCATTGAGCGCTCGCCAAACGGCATGGTTCGACATGAAGGCCTGAAGCATTTCGAAATGCAATCTGGTGGTGACGTGAAAAAGATTTCTGAGACTGAGTACGAGATTGTGGCTACGGGAGTGAGGGTGACCGTGCATGATGCTCAAAGCTAAGAAAGTCGGTCTGTCATGTGAGCACTTGAATGAGAGTGCCACATGGTAGGTCGAAGCAATCTCCCGTTCGCCACCATATGAAAACAAGTGTGGCCAAGGGGGATCGGCTCTGAGGACTCGCCTAAACCTTTGTCTCAAACCGCTGCGTTAATCCTTAACCTGCGGGGAATGAATCAGTTTTCCGGCATAGCTCCGACTCCTTTCCTTGAATTAATCCCCGCCAGTATCCGTAGCCACGCCACCATTTCAAACATCTGAGTACACCCATGACAATCAAGCAACCCGACTGGGAGGCGATCGAACGAGCCTACCGGGCCGGATTGCTTTCCATCCGTGAGATCGCATCAGCCCAGGGCATCACCCACGGCGCAATCAACAAGCGCGCTAAGCGGGATGGGTGGGAGCGAGACCTCAAGGCAAAGATCAAAGCCAAGGCTGACGCGCTGGTATCCAAGCGAACGGTATCCACCGAGGTATCCATCAAAACGGCGGATACCGAACGGGAGATCATCGAGGTCAACGCCGAGGTCATTGCGAGCATTCGCATGGCTCACCGTGGTGACATTTCCCGCGGCCGTCGTCTCACGAACAAGCTGCTGGATGAGCTGGAAGGCCTGACCGATAACCGGCACCTGTTCGAAGAGTTGGGCGAGCTGATGCGCTCCGAAGACGACAATGGGCAGGACAAGCGTAACGACCTGTACCAGAAGATCATTGATCTGCCTGGCCGATCCAAGACGATGAAGGAAATGGCGGAGACGCTGAAAACTCTCATTTCCCTTGAGCGTCAGGCTTATGACCTAGACGCCAAGTCTGGAGGCAGCGAGGCAGAAGAACTCTCCAAGCTGATGGACGAACTTTCAAAGGACGCATGACATGAAGCCCGAACACATGAAACTGCTCAGGGACAAGCGTTGGCGACTGAACAACCTGTACTGCATCACCGACAAGCAAGGTAAGAAAGTCCGCTTCCGGATGACGGATGAACAGCTTGAGTATTACGAAGGGCTGCACACGCGGAACATCATCCTGAAGGCCCGGCAGCTCGGTTTCACAACCGAGCAGTGCATCATCCAGTTGGACGCCGCCCTGTTCGAGTCGGCCAAGTGCGCCCTGATTGCCCACACCCTGACGGACGCCAAGCGCCTGTTCCGGGAGAAGATCAAATATGCCTATGACAACCTTCCCGCCGAGATACGGGCTGCCAACCCTGCTTCTAACGATGCTGCTGGCGAGCTTGTGTTTCGCAAGGGCGGATCGCTCTACGTGTCCACATCCTTCCGGGGCGGGACTCTACGGTATCTGCACGTATCCGAGTTCGGGAAGATCTGCGCCAAGTTTCCCCACAAGGCCAGAGAGATCGTCACCGGCGCCTTCGAGGCCGTCGCCACCGATTGTTTCGTCACGATTGAGTCGACGGCGGAGGGCCGGGCCGGCTACTTCTACGACTATTCGCAGAGCGCTGAAAAGCAACAACTGAGCGGCACGCCACTCGGTCTGCTGGACTGGAAATTCTTCTTTTTCAGTTGGTGGAAGAACAAAGGCTACTGGCTGGAGCCGGAAGGTGCGTTCATCCCGCAGCGCCTGACCGACTACTTCAACGAACTGCACGCCAAGCACGGCATCGTCACGAACGACGGCCAACGCGCCTGGTACGCGGCCAAGGAGAAGACGCTCGGCGACGACATGAAGCGGGAGTATCCGTCGATACCAGCCGAGGCCTTCCAGCAATCGGTTGAAGGCGCCTACTACGCCAAACAGTTCGCCAAGCTCTACCTGAATCAGCGCATCGGCACCGTTCCGGACAACAGCCACCAGCCGGTGATGACCTTCTGGGACATCGGTGTCGGCGACTCCACGGCCATCTGGTTCGTGCGCCAGATCGGCGACGAATACCACGTCATCGATTACTACGAGAACAGCGGCGAAGGTCTGCGGCACTACATGAAGGTGCTCAAGGATCGGGGTTACACCTATTCCGAGCACTGGGGCCCGCACGACATCGACAACCGCGAGTTTGGTAGCGATGCCAAGACCCGCCGAGAGCTGGCCCGGGAGGGCTACGAGATCGACGGGCAGAAATACAGCATGACGTTCCAGGTCGTGCCGAAGCTCGGCGTCAATGACGGTATCGAGCAGGCGCGCGAGATCCTGCCCAAATGCGTCTTCGACAACGCCAAGTGCGAAGAGGGGATTGCCTGCCTTGAGGGTTACCGCAAGGAGTGGGACGACAAGCGCGGCTGTTGGAAAGACAACCCGCTGCACGACTGGACATCGCACGGCTCCGACGCCTTCCGTTACTTCGCCGTCGCGAAAAGCGCGAGGAAGCCCGTTAAATCAATCAGCATGGGATTCGCCCGATAATGGCCAACGACGTCACTTTTACCCGCCCGGAATACGACGCGGCCCTGAACCGCTGGCGCTTGGTGCGTGACGTGTGCAAAGGGTCAGAGGCGATCAAGGCGGGCAAGGAACGATATCTGCCGAAGCCGAACCCGGACGACAATAGCGCGGCCAACACCGCGCGCTACGAGGATTATCTCAAGCGGGCCGTGTTCTACAACGCAACAGGGCGAACCAAGCACAGCCTGGTGGGTGCGGCGTTTCGCACCTGGCCAACGCTGACCGTCCCCGGTGCACTCGACTACGTGGCCAAGGACATCGACGGCCAAGGCGTGAGCATCTATCAGCAGTCGCAGTCGGTGATCGGGCATCTGCTCGAAGTCGGTCGTCACGGTCTGCTGGTGGATTACGCGGCCGTGAAGTCGGGCACCGTGAGCAAGGCTGATGAACAATCCGGCAGGGCTCGGGCAAGCGTTGCCAGCTACCCGGCTGAAGCCATCAGGAACTGGAAGACCCGCAACGTTGGTGGTCAGCACCTGCTGAGTTTGACCGTCTTGCGCGAAGATGTGGACATTGACACCGACGACGGCTTCGGCAGTGAAAAGGTCGTGCAATATCGAGTGTTGCGCCTTGACGATGCCGGCACCTATACGCAGGAGGTTTGGCAAGAGGGGCCGAGCGCCACCTTACTGATCACTCCAGCTTTCTCGCCACTGAATGGCTCCGGCCAGCCGTGGAAGCTGATCCCGTTCCAGTTCCTCGGCAGCGAGAACAACGACACCAGTGTCGACGACTCCCCGCTGTACGACATGGCCGAGGTCAACATCGGCCATTACCGCAACAGCGCGGACTACGAGGATTCGGCCTACTTTGCCGGTCAGCCGCAGTTCTGGATTTCCGGCCTTGATGAGGCGTGGCGTGATCACTTGGAGGCGAACGGCATCTATGTCGGCTCCCGTGCTCCGCTGACGCTGCCAAAGGATGGGGCGTGCGGATTTGCCCAGCCTGAGCCTAACACCCTCGTCAAAGAGGCCATGGATGCCAAAAAAGAGGACATGGTTTCTCTCGGCGCCAGGCTTATCGAGCGCGGCAGTGCCGTGAAGACCGCCACCCAGGCCGATAACGACAGCGCCGCCGAACACAGCGTCCTTTCGCTGATCGTGAGCAACGTCAGCGAGGCTTATACCCAGTGCCTGGTCTGGATGGCGGAGTTCGCCAACGCTACGGGGGAGGCGGTCTACAAGATCAATCAGGACTTCACGCAAGTGAGCCTGGACGCGGCGATCATGGCTAGCCTGTTCAATGCAGTGCAGGGAGGTCGTGTGCCTGAATCGGACTTCTGGCAGTACCTGCGTGACCGTGGGGTAATCGACCCGGAGAAGACCGACGAGGAGATCCGGGGCGAACTGGAATCCAGCACGGCTGGTTTGGCTTTGGGCGGTGAGTGATGACAACGATCGAGCAGCTCGACAGCAGCATCCGCAACATGGTCATGCTGGAGCGGCTGAAGTCGGGGGAGGCGAAGAAGTTCACCCCCTTCCTGGTGAAAATCGACCAGAGCATCCGGGAGCGGCTGAGCGGCGATGAGCTGACCAGCTTCACCCGGGCGCGTCTGGACAAGCTGCTGAAGGAAGTCGACGTCGTCCTCACCGACATCCTCGCCGGCTACACCGATCAGTTGCAGCTCGACCTGATGGACATTGCGCAGTCGCAGGCCAGTTTCGAAGCCAAGCTGCTGACCAACACACTGCCGGCGGGCATCAGCCTCGACGCAGCCGTACCAGCGCTTCAAACGCTCAAGACCGCAGCCTTCAAGAACCCGCTCAGCATCAAGGGTAACGGAGGCGGCAAGTTGCTCGATTCGTTCATCAAGGACTGGTCGAAGGCCGAGGTTGAGAAGGTCAGCGGGGCGATCCGGCAGGGCTGGTTCGAGGGGCAAACCAATGCCGAGATCGTTCGCCAGCTCCGCGGTACCAAGGCGCTTGCCTACTCCGACGGCATCCTCGCCACGACCGAACGCAACGCCGCCACGGTGGTGCGCACGTCAGTGCAGCATGTGGCCGGACAGGCGCGCAATGAGGTCGCCAAGGCGAACGATGACTTCGTATCAGGGGTTCAACTGATTGCCACCCTCGACAGCAAGACCACGCCGTTTTGCCGGGCCATCGACCATCAGGTCTACCCGGTCGACTCAGGCCCTCGGCCACCGTTCCACCCCAACTGCCGGACCAGCTTCATCCTGCTGACCAAATTCAGCCAGATGTTCAGCAAGGGCGCGACCCGGGCAAGCGTTAACGGCCAGGTGCCGGCGAGCCTCACCTATTACGCCTGGCTCAAGACCCAGCCGATGAGCTTCATCGAACTGGCCATTGGGCCGAACCGCGCCAAGCTGCTGATGAATGGCGGCCTCGATGCTGACAAGTTCGCCGCCCTGCAACTGGGGAAGAACTTCAAGCCAATCACCCTGGACCGCATGCGCGAGCTTGAGCCGGAAATGTTCAAGCGTGCCGGGTTTTAGCGGGGCACAAAACACAGATGCGGCAGGACCAAGGTGCTGCTTTGCGTCGGGTGTCTGCTCGAGAGGTAGGGAGTGCCATTGGTCTAGTCCTGATTGTATGAGTCGAGTGCATTTGATAGCGTTCTGCCATTAATTTTGGGGTTCTTTTATGAAATGGCCGCTTATTACCGCCTCGTTTCTGGCCGCTATTGGAGCCGGGTCAGCCCAAGCTCAGGGCTACATCTATGGTCAGTCAGGCACGAACTACAACAACGTCGGTAATTCGGTATATGGGTCAGATGGCACCTCCTATACCCAAATAGGGAATACCACCTTCGGCTCTGACGGCTCAACCGCCACGCGCATCGGGAATACCACCTTCGACTCCAACGGCGGTTCCAGTACGCAGATCGGAAATACGATGTTCAACTCTGACGGTTCGTCTGCGACAAGAGTCGGAAACACTGTTTTTGGTTCAGATGGAAGCACCTGCACTAAGGTAGGTAATTCAACCTTCTGCAACTAGGTTTTATCGAACGCATCGTCCGCCACTGAGCGGGATTTTCTTTTCAGGCCCTGGCATCCGCTGGGGTTTTTTTATGTCCGCAACAAATCAATAGGCCCCGCCAAGTGCGGGGTTTTTCACATCTGCAGGCTGGGCCTGCGCCAAGTCTCTGGGAGACAGCAATGACCTTGAAATTCCAACTGGACACCCTCGAAGGCGTCGACGACTCCGTAAAAGCGCTGTACGTCGAGAAGGACGGCAAATTCGTGCTGGGCATCGAAGGCTTGCCGCAACCCGAGGACGTGAGCGGCCTGAAGTCGAAGGTCGAGGAACTGCTGAGCGAGAAGAAAGCGGCCGAGAAGGCCCGTCGCGAAGCTGAGGACGCAGCACGCACCGAGCGCGAAGAGGCGGCCCGCAAGTCCGGCAACGTCGAAGAGCTCGAAAAGTCCTGGTCTGAAAAGTACAACCGCCGCGAAGCCGAGCTGAACGGCATGCTGGAACAGGAGCGTGGCACCCTGAGCGGGCAGATCCGGGATCTGACTGTCGGCCGTACCGCTACTGACATCGCGTCTGCCTTGGCAATCCCAGGCAGCGCCAAAGCCCTGTTGCCGCACATCGAGCGCCGTCTGAGCGTCGAGCAGCGCGACGGGAAGCCTGTTGTGGTCGTGCTCGACCAGCAGGGAAAGCTCTCGGCGGCAACGCTGGATGAGCTGAAAGCAGAATTCGCAAACGACACGGCCTTCGCGCCGTTGATCGCGGGTAGCAAGGCATCTGGTGGCGGGGCTTCAGGTGCTGGGAATGGCGGCGGGGCCGCAAAAGGCAATATCGGCGGCACCAAAGAGGAACGCACGGCGGCAATAGCAAGCCGGTTCCCAGATCTCCCTCAATCGTAAGGAAATAACTCATGTCCCTGTCGCAAATGCAGGTCTTCAACGAATACATCATGCCTGCGACTCTCGAGACGCTGGATCAGTATCTCGCTGCTTTCAACGCCGCTAGCCGTGGCGCGATCGTGCTGTCCCCGGACGGCTTTACTGGCGACTTCCTCCAAGAGTCGTTTTTCCAGACCCTGGCTGCTGCCCAACGCCGCGTGGATCGCTACAGCGCTAATGCTGCTGTCGCTGCCACCGACCTGACCGAACTGAAAAACACCTCGGTGAAAGTTGCCGGCGGCTTCGGTCCGATCCGTTATGAACCATCGCAGATGACTTGGCTGGAGCGCCCAACCGCGCAAGGCATCGAGGTTGCGAGCCGTGCGTTCGCTGAGATCCTGCTGAAGGACCAGTTGAACACTGCAATCGCTGCTTTGGTTGCTGCGATCACCGCCCAGGTCGCCGCGGTCAACGACGTGTCTGCGACCGCAGGGATCACCTACGCCGGCCTGAATAACGCGCATGCCAAATTCGGTGACGCAAGCCAGAACCTGGTTACCCAAGTGATGCAGGGCACCAGCTACCACAAGTTGGTCGGCCAGAACCTGGCGAACCAACAGCAGCTGTTCCAAGCGGGCAACGTGCGAGTGGTGGATATCCTCGGCAAGATCTCCGTTGTTACGGACGCCCCGGCGCTCATGCAGGCTGGCACCCCCAACAAGGAAATCATCCTGTCCTTGGTCCAAGGCGCAGCGCTGGTCCACGACGGCCGCGACATCATCAGCAACGTCCAAACCGTGAACGGCAAGGAGCGCATCGAAACCACGCTGCAAACCGATTACACCTTTGGCCTGGGCTTGAAGGGTTACACCTGGGACACCACCTCCGGCGGCAAATCCCCGACCGACGCGGAGCTGGCGACCGGTACCAACTGGGACAAGACCGCGACCAGCATCAAGCACACCGCTGGTGTTGCTCTGATCGGTGACGCCTCCAAGTAACCCCTGATAGCTGAGCCGGGCTCTCGCCCGGCTTGGTGAGGACACGATCATGAGCAACAAGAATATTTGGTATCTGCCCGGCCCATTCCACCAGTACCAGGAAGACGTAAAGGCGTTGGCCAAGGAGCATGGCTTGCGCATCATCGACGCGAACGTGACAGAGGGCCGCGACGACGAAGCCGTCAATAAGCCCGAAGTGACTCTGAAGAAAGTCGAGCAGCATCAGGTAGTGATTGTTGGCGCTGGCAATAGTCAGGCTGAACTGGAAGACCTGATCGGCAAGCTGCGCATCGAAAGCGATACGGTCCGCTCTGTTATTGATGGGCTCGACGTTGGCGAGATTGAAAAGCCGGAAGCAGGCGAGCTCGCAATCCGACTGTTTCAAGCGCTCGACGGCATCCGGCTTCAGATGGCAGATCTGGGCGGTGCGCGTGACGAGCTTGCCCTGGAAAACGAGATACTTCGTAACGAGCTCGCTGCCCTCAAGGCTGAGGGCCAGGAGGTCGAGGCTCTGAAGGCTAAGCTCGATGCCGCCGGCGTGACGTACCGCGCCAATGCCTCGAAAGAGTCCTTGGAAAAGCTCATCGCCGAGCTGCCCACGGCGTAATACTTCGGCTGCCGGTAAGCCGGTGGCCACTTATTCAAAACACATTCCAGCGAGTTGATCCATGACGCTCATAATCGAGGACGGCACCGGGAAGCCGGACGCCGACAGCTTCGCCACGGCTGCTGAACTGGTTACCTACGCTGCGAACTATGGCGCGGCCGTCCCGGCAGATACGCCAGGCCAGGAATCCCTATTGCGCCGCGCTGCTCTGGCCATGGACGGATACACCTGGAAAGGCACCCGCACCAACGGCGAGCAGGCCTTATCGTGGCCGCGCCGAGACGTAACCATCGACGAGCGAACCTTACCGTCCGAATCCATTCCTGTCCGCATCAGAAGCGGGCAGATGGCGCTTGCCGCCGAGATCCACCAGGACGACATCGATCCGATCGAGAAACGTAAAGGCGCGGTGACGCTGGAGCGTGTCGAAGGGGCGGTGACTCGCGAGTACGCCACGATTCCGAACACAAGCGGCCGACTGTTGCCGGCGGCGCCAGGTCGGCCCAGCGCCACGCAGTTTGCTGATTACCTGCAGCGGCGCGGGTTGTTTGCTGTCCGTGCTTAGAGTACGTTTCGAACTTCAATAGAATGGAGTTCTAAAATGGCAGATTTTCCGCCAAAACTTGAAGCATGGATGCGGTATAGCCAGGAAGCTTTAGGGGCAATTATTATCGCAAAAAGCGACTTGAACCCGGCAGCTGCAGCACTCGAAGCTGCTGATTATGCGGATCGGATGTTGGATATTTGGCTGCAGAAAGCTGGTTTTTTGAAGCGGCAAAAATCGGACCCTGATCGAGAGTAATTGAATGCATGCCCAGCCACTGCGCTGGGTTTTTCACATCTGGAGCCCACCATGGCCTTTTACGACGAAATGGCCGTGATGGCTCTGGAGTTGATCACAGAGTTTGGCCAACCCGTCACCATCCGGACGATCACCGTCGGTGAGTACGACCCTGACACCGGTACCGCATCGCCTGACACCATCACGGATCAGACAGCCCAAGGCATCCTTGCCGACTACACCGGTCTGGAGTTTCAGGCGAACAGCCTCATCAAGCAGGGCGACAAGAAGCTGAAGTTGGCCGCCAAGGGCCTGACCTCGGCGCCGTCGCTGCTGAGCAAGGTAATCGCTGACGGCAAGACCTGGTCAATCGTGCCCCCGCTGAAAGAGATCAACCCGGCCGGCACGCCGCTGCTGTACGAATTGCAGGTGCGCGCCTGATGGCGAACAACATGCAGGTCAAGTACGGCGGAAAGTCTGGAGGCTTCGCCCTGGAGTTGGCCAAGTTCGCCGAGCAGGCAACGGTAGCCATCGACGCCAGTCTGCGCGAGGTCATCATCGAGGTTGCCGGCTCGCTGATTCAGATGTCGCCAGTCGACTCCGGCCGGTTCCGTGGCAACTGGCAATTCAGCTTGATGACGCCGGACAACAGCACAAGCCTGAACGTCGATCCTACTGGCGCCGAGACACTGGGCCGAATCGTTGCTGCCGCTGGCGTCTTCACGGCGGGGCAGACGGCGTTCATCACGAACAGCCTGCCCTATGCCATCCCGCTGGAGTACGGCCACTCGACGCAAGCTCCGACCGGCATGGTGCGCGTGACCCTGGCCAGATTTCAGGAGATCGTCAACGAGGCAGTCAGGAATAACCAGGTATGAGCCACAAGATCATCCGCCAGATTTACGAGGCCCGGCTTGCTGCTTGGGCGGCTGCCAGGGTGCCGGCGCTGCGCATCGCATATGAAGGCGTGACCTTCACCCCGGCCGACGGCGAAACCTATCTGGCGGCCTTCACGCTGCCGGCCGGAACCAATAGCCAGACGCTGGGCGGTGACCACAGGGCCTATACCGGCCTGTTTCAGGTCAGCATCGTGACGCCGTCCGGCATTGGCACCGGTAAGGCCGAGGGCATCGTCGACGAACTGGCCAACCTGTTCCCGCTGTACGCCCAATACACCAAGGCAGGTCTGACAGTCATGACGCTGACACCGGTAGAGCCAGGCCCCGGCATTCCCGAGGGCAACACCTGGACGGTCGCGGCGTCATTCCAGTACCGATCCGACGCCGCCTAATCACGCCCATTGGGCAAACCCAAGACCCGCCATTGAGCGGGTTTTGTCATTTCTGAAACGAGGAATATCCCCCCATGAGCGTAAAACTCCCTAACGGCGCGACGTTCGAGCATGCCTCTACCTACGCCGCGCCTCTCCCTTTCTCGGCCATCTCCAACGCCTCGGAAGCTGTCTGCACCGTCGTCGGCGCCACTCTGGCAGTCGGCGACATCTTGCTGGTCGCTTCCGGCTGGACTGCGCTGAACAATAAGGTTGTGCGCGTCAAGGCTGCGACCGCTACCGCGATCACTCTGGAAGCGATCGACACCACGGACATCGGTACTTACCCAGCCGGATCCGGTGTTGGCACCTTGAAGAAGGTGCTGACCTGGGTACAGATTCCGCAAATCACCGACTTCGAATCCGCAGGCGGCGAGCAGAACTATCAAGACGTCGCCTTCCTCGAATCGCAGCAAGGCTTCCAAATCCCGACCGACAAGTCTGCGGCCAGCATGACCATCACCGTGGCGGACGATCCAACCCTGCCATATGTACCGGTCGTGAGCGCTGCTGATACAGCTCGAACCATCCAGGCCGCGCGCATGAACCTGCCAGGCACAGACCGGATCTATTACGGCGTTTACACCTCGTTCTCGCAGCAGCCTTCGATCTCCCGTAACAACGTGATGACCAAGACTGTTTCCATGGCGCTGCAAGCCACTGCCACCCGCTACCTGTCGTAAGGAAACCTCATGGCCAGCTTCAAGATTGCACAGAACGCCACGTTCAAGGCTGACGTCGAGATTCCGCGCGTCGGCTTCGACCCTGTGAAGGTCGAGTTCGAGTTCAAGTACCGCGACCGCAAGGAGCTGTCTAAGTACTACGACAAGTGGAATACGGAACGTGACGCGCTCGCCAAGGAGTCGATGAAGGATGGCGCGACGTGGGAGGCCGCCACGGCACGGCAGATCGTGCTGGAGGTTGGGCAGATCAAGGACATCGTCGCCGGCTGGAGTTTCGATGAGGAGTTCACGGACGAGTCGATCACTGAGCTGGCCACCACCTGTGTCGGCGCCCCCGCTGCCGTCCTTGAGGCCTATCAAAAAGCCTACGAGTCGGCACGCCGGGGAAACTGATCGCCGCTGCGCGGGCGCTGTACGAGCCTGGCGCATCTGCCGAGGACATGGCGATGTTCGGGCTGACCCTGGCCGACATCGATGAGGACGTGGAGGTCTGGCCGGATAACTGGCCAGTCTTTCGCCTCTTCAATGCGCTGGCGACGCAATGGCGCACCGGCGCCGTCGGCGCTACCGGGCTCGACTACTCCGTCATCCGTGAAGTGGCCAGCCTCATTGGCATCAAAAAGCGGCGAGTCCCCGAACTCTTTCCTGATCTCCAAGTAATGGAGGCAGAGGCCCTGCTCGTCATGAGCGATTCGAAGTAATGGAGCATTCATGTCGGGCACAATCGCGCAGTTAGGTATTGAGGTAGATTCGGGCGAGGCCGTTCAGGCAGCAACCGACCTCGACAAACTGACCCAGGCGGGCACGAAGGCCGAGAAAGTAACTGCCGACCTGGCTGGGCAATCCACCAAGGCTGGCGCATCGATCAAGGCCATGACAGCCGAGACGAAAGCGGCGGGAGCGGCTACTTCCAAGCTGTATAAGCACACTGAAGCGGCCGGAATTTCCGCCAAGCAGACTGCTGCAGCACTGCGCGGGGTGCCGGCTCAGTTCACCGACATTGCCGTGTCACTCCAGGGTGGCCAGTCCCCGCTGACAGTTCTGCTGCAGCAGGGAGGCCAACTCAAGGATATGTTTGGCGGCATCGGACCGGCTGCTCGGGCGCTGGGCGGGTACGTGCTCGGCCTGGTCAATCCATTCACCTTGGCGGCTGCGGCCGCTGCGGGCCTCGGAGTTGCCTACTACAAAGGCAGTGAAGAGGCGACGGCTTATTCGAAGGCGCTGATTTTCACCGGCAATGCCGCTGGCACCAGTGCAGATCAACTGGCATCGCTCGCCAATCAGGTGAGCTCAACGGTCGGGACTACCGGCGCGGCGGCTGAAGTATTGGCGCAGCTTGCTGGAAACGGCAAGATCGCCGGTGAGGCCTTCGGCACTGTGGCCACAGCCGCACTCCAAATGGAATCGGCAACCGGAAAGGCCATCGAGGAGACAGTCGCCGAGTTCGCCAAGATCGGAAAAGACCCGGTCGCCGCAGCGAAGGAGTTGAACGACCAGTACAACTTCCTGACGACGGCTGTTTACTCGCAGATCGTTGCGCTGAAGGAGCAGGGCGACACCATCGGCGCCACCAAGCTGCTGACCGATACCTATGCCGACACCATCAAAACCCGTACTGCTGACGTCACCGCCAACCTTGGGTTGATTGAAGGCGCATGGAAGAAGGTCAAGTCGGCTGCCGCCGGTGCGCTCGACGCGACCCTGGATGTCGGTCGTACACAGTCGATCGATGAGCAGATTGCCAACCGGGAAAAGTTGCTGGCGGATCGCAAAGGCAGTTTTCTCGCTTCGCTGTTTCCGGATGACCTTGGGGATAATAGCCGCCAGACCAGGTTCATTGAGGACCAGGTCGCCGCACTCAAGCGCGCCAAGGCTCAGATTGAGGCGAACGCCAAGGCGGAGGGCGACCGGGCCAAAACCCAACGCGACGGTATCGACGCCAGTCTGCGCCTGAAGGCCATTAGCGACGGCAACCTCACCAACGAGGAAAAGCGCAACAAGCTGATCAAGGAGTACACGAGGGACGTCGAGGCGCTACGCAAGGCCAACCCGAACGATCCACTCGTCCAGGGTGATGTGGTCGCCAAGACCATCCAGAACATCAAGGACAAGAACAAGGATCCGGCAGGCACGGCGAACCAGCTCAATCTGAGCGGCTACAACGACGCTCAGAATGCGATAAAGGCGCTACATGCCACCTACTCGAATACCGAAAAGGAGCTTGAGGCTCAGCTGAAAGCCGGCCTGGTCACTCAGCAAAATTACCTCGACCAGCGTGCTGCGCTGATCCGGGCAGAGCGTGAGGAAGTCACCGGCGCTTACCAGGCCGAGATCGCGGCACTGGAAACCGTCAAGGACAAGGCCGGCACGACTGGCGCCCAGCGCATCCAGTTGGACCAGAAGATCGCCGACGCGCGTACCAACATGGTCAAGGCGCAGAAGGATGCTGACAGCCAGCTTGAAGTCCTCGCCACCAACGAGGAAGGCCGGCTGAGGAAGCAGTCTCTGGCCATCCAGACCTACACCGATGCCTTGCAGCAGCAGGTTGTCACGTTACGCCAGCAAGGGCAGCGCGATGCAGCAGGGCTCGGCATGGGGGACCGTCAGCGCGGGCTGAGCAATCAGTTCGACGGCATTGACGATCGCGCCAACCAGCAGCGGATCGACTTGGCCAACCAGTACGGCGACGGATCGCGGGGTATGAGCCTCGACGAATACAACGCCAAGCTGAAGGCTGTCGCGCAGAGCCAGCATGACCTGGGCAGTACAGCGACCGACAATTACGACGCGATGACCGCTGCCCAAGGTGATTGGAGCGCCGGCGCATCGTCGGCGTGGCAGAACTACTTGGAGTCGGCGCGTGACGTGGCTGGGCAGACGAAAAGCTTGTTCACAAATGCCTTCACCTCGATGGAAGACGCCGTCGCGAACTTCGCCATATCTGGCAAGTTCGCGTTTGCCGATTTCGCCAAGTCGATCTTGGCCGACATGGCGCGTATCGGTACGCGGCAGGCGGCTTCCGGGCTCCTTTCGAATCTTGCGGGCACTGCCGCCAGCGCTTACTTCGGCAGCGGTAGTGGCGCAGCAGCGTCGGCCGGCTCGACCCAAGCCGGGTATACCGGGAGCGATTTCTCGAGTTGGGTTTCTGGGCAAAGAGCCACGGGCGGTCCGGTCGCAGCGAACTCGCTGTATGAGGTCAACGAACTGGGGCCTGAGCTCTACAACGAGGGCGGCCGGTCCTTCCTCATGACTGGGGCGAATGGTGGCAGCGTTACGCCGCTGACAGCCGGCGGTGGAGCCGGCATTCAAGCCATGAGTGGTGGCGGAGCTACGCAAATCAGCGTGCAGGTAAACGTCGCCAGCGACGGCAGCACCAGCGCAACGTCCAGCGATCCGTCTTATCAGCAGTTCGGCAAAGAGCTTGGCGACTTTGTCGAGCAGAAGTATCGACAGCTGCTGCGCAAGGATCTGGGTCAGGGCGGCAGCATTACCAGAGCAATCAAAGGGTGACGATTTATGGCGCTTGAGCGATTCACCTGGCAGATCGAAAAAGGGGCCGAGGGCGACATCAGTCAGCGAGTGCGCTCCAAGCAATTCGCTGATGGCTACAGCCAGTCAGTGTCGGACGGCATCAACAACAAATCGCAGTCCTGGCCGTTCAGTTACACCGGAAAGGCCGTCACGATCAGGCAGATCATCGCCTTCCTCGACCGTCACGCAGGGGCGAAAGCTTTTCTGTGGACTCCGCCACTCGGCGAACTCGGGCTCTACAAGTGCGCGGGCTATAAGTCTGCGCATAAAGGCGGCGACGTCTACGCGCTGACTGGCACCCTCGAACAAACCTTTCACCCTTAAGGAGCTGCCACATGGCATTGATAACGGACATCCAGAAGCTGGAGCCCGGCGGGGAAGTGCGGCTGTTTGAAATTGACGGCGCGGAATACGGCGCCGACGTGCTGCGCTTCCATGGTCACGCCATCCCGCACACGCCCGCCGAGCTGCTGGCCTATGAAGGCTCGACGGAAGAACTGCCAGCCAAGTCGATCTGGTGGCAGGGCAACGAATACGCGGCCTGGCCAGTGCAGATTGAAGGCATCGGCGCGGACAGCAATGGCAGCGCAACGCGGCCAGTGTTCAGCGCTGGCAACGTCAACGGACGAATCACTGCGTTGTGCCTTGCCTTCGACGACCTACTGAAGTTTCAGCTGACCGTGCGCGAAACCATGGCCCAGTACCTGGATGCGGCGAACTTTCCGGGCGGCAACCCGACTGCTGACCCCACGCAAGAGGCGCTGGAAATCTGGTTCATCGACCAGAAGACCGGCGAAGACGGCGAGGTTGTGCAGTGGGAGCTTTCGTCCCCGGGTGAGATCGATAACCACGGGCTGCCTGGGCGCCAGATGACGACCTTCTGCCACTGGGCAATGACCGGCGGCTACCGCGGGCCGAACTGCGGCTACACCGGTGGGGCCATGTTCGACGATGACGACAACCCGACCGACGACCCGAGTAAAGACGAGTGCAAGGGCGGGCTTAAGTCCTGCAAGTTGCGCTTTGGCGACAACAACCAACTTCCACACGGCGGCTTCCCCGCCGTCTCCCTGATCGCACGGAGCTGACCATGCGCAAGCAGATCCTGTTGGCGGTCCAGGCGCACGCGGCTGCCGAGTACCCGAAAGAGTGCTGCGGCCTGCTGTTGGCGGTTGGGCGAAAGCAGCAGTACTTCCCGTGCCGGAACATCGCGGCCACACCTAGCGAAGAGTTCCGGATTGATCCGGAAGACTACGCCGCGGCGGAGGACCTGGGCGAGGTGATCGGCATCGTTCACTCGCACCCTGATGCCACCAGCCGACCATCGCCGCATGACTTGGCTATGTGCGAGGCCACCGAGCTTCCCTGGCACATCCTGAGCTGGCCGGAAGGCGATCTGCGCAGCATCACGCCGGCCGGCAACACGCCGCTGCTCAATCGGCCTTTTGTACACGGAGCGTGGGACTGCTGGCAGGTCTGCGCGGACTGGTACAAGCGCGAACTGGGGCTGGAGTTCGAGGCCTTCAAGCGCGAGGACGGCTGGTGGGAACGCGCGGACGCGGTCAGTCTGTACGAAGCGAACTACGAGGCCGCCGGCTTCTACAAGGTTGACCAGCCACAGCGCGGCGACATGATCGTGATGGAAGTGGGGCGGACGGTTCACCCGAATCATGCCGGGATTTTCCTCGGCAGCGATCCGGCACTATCCGGCGAGGATGCGGTGACCTTCGGTCCTGGCCCTTTCCTGTTGCACCACCTGTACGGCAGGCCGTCGGAGGTCATCGTGTTCGGCGGGCCCTGGCTCGACCGCACACGCCTGATTCTAAGGCACAGAGATGCACAACCAATCACGTTATGCGGCAGGGCCGCGGGAGGGCGATATGATTCAGTCGTTTTTAGTTGAAGATGATGGAAGCGTATCCATCAACGGTGCAGAGGTTCTGCAGTCGCAGATGGTCCTTGCTGGCGCGGGCGCTGGCCTGCCACAGGACTGGGGTGATCGCCAGCGAGAGAAAGCCGACCTGCTTGAGCGCCGGCTTTCCAGATTGGAGTCAGCGCTTGGCTTGAACCCTATTTGTGCTGATTGAAGATCTTAGAAATCCGTTCAATATCTGGTCGCGTTGGCCCATTGGATGGCATGGACTTCGCCACTTCTAAAGCAAATAGCCTCGCAGCTTCAACTCCTTCTGGACCTTGG